TGCCTACAAATGATTGCTTTAGCACAAAAAGAAGGCAAGACGTGTGCTTGGATTGATGCAGAGCATTCTTATGATCCTAAATGGGCAGAGCGGTTGGGTGTAGACTCTAGTAAATTAATTTATTCTTCTGCTAAAACAGTAAATGATATGGTAGATGTTGCAACACAATTAATGGAAGCAGATGTTGATATTATTGTAGTTGATTCTATATCAGCACTTCTGCCAGCTATTTATTTTGAAAAAGATAGCGATGAATTAAAAAAGCTTGAAGATACAAAACAAATTGGTGCAGAAGCAAAAGATATGACTCATGCAGTTAAAATGCTTAATTACGCAAATAAAAACACCCTACTTGTCCTTATATCGCAACAGCGTAATCAATTTGGCAGTATGCATGCTTCGCATATTCCAACTGGTGGAATGGCAGTCAAGTTCTTCTCGTCAACAGTTATCAAACTTTGGTCTTCTGAAGCTGAGGCTAATGCTATCAAATCTGGCGTTAAGGTTGGCGATAAAATTATTGAACAAAAAGTAGGTAGACCAGTTAATTGGATTATTGATTATAATAAAGTTGGTCCTCCAGGTGGTAATGGACAATATGATTTTTATTATCAAGGAGAAACACTTGGGGTAGATAGAATAGGAGAAACACTTGATGTTGCAGAAATGTGCGGTATCGTGGAAAAAGGTGGTGCTTGGTACACCGTGGATGGGGAACGGCTCCAGGGACGTGCGAAAGCGGTGCAATTCCTTCGTGACAACTCAGAAGTAGTTACTAAACTGGCTGGTGAAATAGATGCCAAATCTTAATGAATTTTTTCATAAACCAGAAATAATTCATAAAACAGAATGGCAAAATATTCCTGGAGTTAAGCCTTGCTCTAAATGTGATGAAGATGCTAATGAAGCATTTTGGGATCCAACAACACTGACACTTTCTTGGCAATGTCCTAATGGTCATGCAAATCAGGTAAAGGTAAATTAATGTCAGAAAGATCTGAAGCAAAACGTGATGGAGCAAAACAACAAAAAAATAGTGGTCGTGGTGACTACCAAAAAGGCGATGCCTTATGGAATGGCTTTGTAGTAGATTATAAAGAAACAGCAAAGTCTGTTACTGTATCAAAAGATATGTGGGCTAAAGTTTGTACTGATACCTTTAAGGTAAGCAGAGCATATCATCCAGTATTAAAATTAGTAATTGGTGAAGGAAATAGTAAAACTAGATTAGCTGTAATAGAGTGGTCTTTATTAGAACAATTAATAGAAAGGTGGAAAGATTAATGTCAAGCGGACAAAAGAAACGGCATGATGGGTTTAATAAAATGCAAATTAAAAATGGCAGAATTGTTAGACTCAGAAAAGATGGAACAATCAAATCAGATCTAGGTCCATATCCAAAAGAGAAAAGAGTCAAGAAGTGAGAGATGTATTGCTTACAACTATTGTCGGTGTAGCAACTGGAGCAATTTTTAGTTTATTTAAACTTCCAATTCCCGCACCGCCAGTATTTGCAGGATTGATGGGTATAGTTGGATTATGGATCGGCTATGCATTAGTAGCGAAGGTTTTATTGTGAGTACTTTTATAATATTTTTAGTTGGAGTTTCAGCAGGTTTTGTTATCGGATATCCATTTGGATTATTTATAGATAAATTAGATAAGAGGAGTAAGCGAAATGGAATCAGGTAAAAATACATTAGAGCTAATTAGCGATGTAACTGAGTTCAATGATCTTCATGAGTTTATGAAAGATGATCAGTTAGATAAAGCATTGGCTATTGTAGTCAAACTTCTAATGAATCCAGATGTCCCTGCTGCTAAGGCTCCACAGTTAATTATTGAACTACAGGCTATGTCTACTAAGTTCTCTATGCTTGCTGCAGTTTATTCAACTATTGCTAAAGATAAGGCTGGGACAGTAAACAATAATAAGAAGAATGTATATTATTCAGCAAAGGAGTCGATAGATAAACTTGTGGATGCCCTCAAGTATGTCGTTCGTTATAATGGCTAGAGATATAGTAAAGAATCTTAAATTTAAAAAATACGAAGGTAAATTTAATCCATCCGAGTTTGCTAAAATGCTTGATGATGCTTACATCGCTACAAAAAGAGCAGACGGAGAAATGACTAAAAAATCATTTAGTCCAAGTACAGTAGGTTATGGATATGGAAATTGTCCTAGATATTGGTATATGGCTTTTAGCGGAGCAGTATTTGTAGACGACAATGATGCTGTTGCAATTGCAAACATGAAAAACGGAACTCTTGCCCATGAAAGACTACAATCTTTAATTAAAACCATGCCAAATTATAGAGATCAAGAAGTTGAGATTATTAACGAGTATCCGCCAATTCGTGGCTTTATTGATTTACAAATGGAGTGGGACGGAGAGGAAGTCCTTGGAGAAATAAAAACAGCAAAGCAAGAGGTTTGGGACACAAATCAATCTAAGATGTCTCCGTCTGGCAATCATTTAATTCAGTTATTAATTTATATGAAAATTAGAAATGTCAAAGAAGCGTTTTTTATATATGAAAATAAAAATACTCAGGAGCTTTTAGTTATTCCTGTTTATATGAATGATAAGAACAAAGAATTAATAGAGGGAGTATTTGTTTGGATGCAGGAAGTCTGGGATAATTTTAAAGACGGAGATCTTCCAATGCGTCCTTTTACTAAATCAAGTTCTTCTTGCAAATATTGCCCTATTAAAAAAGACTGTTGGTCTGGTCCAACAGGAACTACACAAATAGAACCTTTAGAAGTATCCAAATAATGATTTGTGCTAATAAAGAATGTGCTAAAGAGTTTGGTGCAAAAACACATAATCAAAAATATTGCTCTGACGAATGTTGCCGCATTGCTACAAATAGACGGATTATGGAAAAATACTATGAGAAAAAAGCAATTAGAAATGGTGCATATCGTGCATGTAAAAAATGTAATGCTTCATTGAGCAGATATAATGAAGGAAATTTATGTTCTGCATGTAATAAAGCGGTAAATCAAGAAAATAGATCAAGGCTGTTAGGATTAATAGATGAAATTAGCTGAATTAATTAAAACAAAAGCAAATAGAGTTTTAGGCATAGACGCTTCTACAAATTCTGTTGCCTTTTGCTTAATGGAAAATAATCAGCCAATTAAGTGGGGTAAAATAGAATTTGAAGGTGCTGATATATATGAAAAAATATATGATGCTAAGGTTAAAATGCATGCAATGCTCCCTCAACTTAAATCAGATTATATTGTTGTTGAAGGTGCAGTGTTTGTCAAATCCCCTGATGCTGTGATAAAATTATCCTATGTATACGGTGTCGTTATTGCTGAGCTTATGTCTACTGGGGCTAGTGTTATTACTATATCTCCTACATCTTGGCAGGCATATATTGGAAATAAAAACCCAACAAAACTGGAGAAAGACAAACTTAGGTTTGAAAATCCAGGGTATGCCGATTCTTGGTATAAAGCAAAAATGCGGGAAATTAGAAAACAAAGAACGGTAGATTATTTTAATAATAAATATGGCTTGTCATTAACAGACTTTGACGTAGCAGATGCATTTGGCATTGCTTATTATTCGAATGGAGTGTTAACAGAAAGATGAATTTAGATCCAATAGATAAAGATCAAAAAGGTAATTATTATAAAGTTTTAGATAGCTTTTATGTTTATGGCGGAGACCTAGACGATAAATATGTCCAAGCATCATGCAGAACTTTAAGATATTGGGATGACGAATTAACCAATTTTATGATTCAAAACATAAAGCCTGGCTGGAAGTGTTTAGATATTGGTTCTAATATTGGATATTTTTCAGAAGTAATGGCACGTTTGGCTGGCCCAACAGGAGAGGTCGTAGCATTTGAACCAATTAAAAGACTTGTTGATGCATATGAAGAGGGAAGAAGTTTAAATGATTATTCAAATGCTGCTCCAATTACAGTGCATAACTTTGGACTTTCAAATGAAAATAAATCTGGATATGTTAGAATACTAGAACATAATGTTGGTGGATCACATGTTACAGATGATGCTGGAGAAGGGTCTTATGAAAAATGGGGATCATATACTGCTCAAGAAACTGAATTAAAAGTTTTATCTGATATTTATGATAAAACTCCAGATTTTATTAAAATTGATATTGAGGGATATGAAAGATTTGCATTTGAAGGATTCGGAGAAAATGTTTTAAAGTGTCCTTTAATTGTAATTGAATTAGGAGAAGCTCATCCAATTCCATTTTTAAATTATTTAACAAGAAACTATGATATGACTTATGTGGGTGGAACTCCAGCATATTCATATGATATTATTGGATATGATGTTATTAATATTGTTTTAAGAAAAAAATGAAATTATATCAAAGTAAGGATTGGCTATATAGAAGGTATATAGTTCAAAAGAAGACTGTCACAGAAATTGCGGCGGAATGTGGAGTCTCTGCTATGACCATACAGAGATACTTAGAGAAGTTTGGGATGATTAGAAAATGAGTTTAGAGCCAGTATTTGCAGATGTAAAACAATTTAATTGTGATGATTTATATTTACTTACAGTAGGAACTGGGGCGGGCAAAGAGATATATAATGCCTGTCATGAAATTGCCCATATGTTAATTAAGAAAAATATTGCTTACGGCAATTCCGCTCTTGATCCTATTCGTGTATTTTCAAAGGCGGATTCAAAGGAACAATTATATGTCCGTATTGATGATAAATTAAATAGATTAATGAAAGGTACAGATTATCCAGGCGATAATGATATTGATGATTTAATTGGATATTTAGTGCTATTAAAGATCGCCAAGCAAAAATCCAGTTGATTTTTTAGTCAACTAGGATTATAATAAGTTAATATGGAAATTGAATTAACAGACCACTATGACCGCATGAATAAGGTGGTCTCAGAATTATTAAAGGGTAATAACCCTACACAGATTGCCACCCTGACGGGTTTTAAACGGGCAGATGTGTTAGAGTATATAGAAGAGTGGAAACAGGTCGTCAGAAACGATTCTACGGCTCGTGAGAGGGCTAAGGAAGCCATCTCTGGCGCTGACCAACATTACGCTATGTTAATTAAAGAGGCCTGGAGGACCGTAGAAGATGCGGACCAAGCAGGTCAATTAAATATAAAAGCAACTGCCCTAAAGCTAATTGCAGATATTGAAGGTAAGCGTATTGGAATGCTTCAGGAAGTTGGGCTACTAGATAATGCAGAACTTGCAACCCAATTGGCGGAAACTGAGCGAAAGCAAGATATTCTTGTAAAGATTTTAAAAGAAGTAACAGCTGGATGTCCTAAGTGTAAAATGGATGTGGCAAAAAGGCTTTCCCAAATAACTGGAATTGTAGAGCCTGTAGAAATTATTGAGGAAGTAAGTGGATCTTAATTTCAATGATCTAATTGATATATTGGATGGCGAAGAATTTGATGAGCGTCCAACAGATCTTCGCACATTTGTAACAAGTCCAGACTATCTTGGATTACCACCACTTTCTGAATATCAATATACTTTAATAGAAAAATCTTCTCAAATATATAAAGAATCAACCTTAATAAAATTATTTGGCGAAGATGAAGGAACACGCCGCTACAAACAGACCTGTAACGAAGTTATTGCACAATTGGGTAAAGGAAGCGGAAAAGATTATTGTTCTACCATATCGGTATCATATATAGTTTATTTACTATTATGTTTAAAAGATCCTGCTACATATTACGGCAAGCCTCCTGGAGACTCAATAGATATTCTTAATATTGCTATAAATGCTCAACAAGCTAATAACGTTTTCTTCAAAGGTTTAAAAACAAGAATTGATAGGTCTCCGTGGTTTATAGGTAAATATGAAATGAAAGCGTCTGAGATTAAATTTAATAAAAATATTACTGTTCATTCAGGACACTCAGAACGTGAGGCATGGGAGGGTTATAACGTAATTACCGTAATCCTTGATGAGATATCTGGATTTGCTACTGAAAATACAACTGGCCATGATCAGGCTAAAACAGCAGATGCTATATATGATATGTACCGTGGTTCTGTGGTATCACGTTTTCCAGACTATGGTAAGGTTATTTTGCTATCCTTTCCAAGGTTTAAGAATGACCCTATACAAAAATTTTATGATTCAGTAATTGCTGAAAAAGAAACTATTGTACAATCAAAAACATTAAAGATGGACAATGATTTACCAGATGGAACAGATGGAAACGAAGTAAATGTTGAATGGGAAGAAGACCATATAATTTCATATAAAATACCTAAAGTCTATGCCATTAAAAGACCTACGTGGGAAATTAATCCAACTAAAAAAATAGAAGACTTTAAGGTAGAATTTTATAAAAATATGCCAGATGCACTATCACGTTTTGCCTGTATGCCGCCAGAAGCGGTAGATGCATTTTTTAAATCACGTGAAAAAATAGAAAAAGCTTTTAGTAATATGGCTTTAGCAGTAGATGAATTTGGCAGATTAGAAAGCTGGTTTGCTCCAGATCCAGACAAAGAATATTTCCTACACGTAGACCTTGCACAAAAACATGACCATTGTGCAGTTGCTATGTCGCATGTAAATAAATGGGTTAATGTAAAAGTTACAGATACTTATTCACAAGCCGCTCCAATTGTAGAAGTAGACGCAGTTAGATACTGGACTCCTACCGCAGATAAGTCTGTTGATTTTACTGAGGTAAAAGATTATATATTAGGATTAAGATCTACTGGATTTAATATTCGTGTTTGTACATTTGACAGATGGAACTCACACGATATGATGCAACAATTAAAAGCATATGGAATTAATACAGAAACACTGTCAGTGGCCAAAAAACATTATGACGATATGGCTATGGTTGTTTTAGAAGAAAGATTATCTGGTCCACGCATACCTTTGCTAATAGATGAATTGCTACAACTTAAAATTATGCGGGATAGGGTAGATCATCCACGTAAAGGCTCTAAAGACTTAGCTGATGCCGTATGTGGATCTATCTATAATGCAATTAGCAGAACTATTGTTCGTAGTGATGGAGAAATAGAAATACATACTTATGATAGTTTAAATTGGGATAGAGAAAAAGCAGATATTGAAACAAGAATGAATTTAATTAGGCCGCCCAAAATGCCACCACAATTAGCGGATGTTTTAGACGGAATGGAAATAGTATGAGTATATATCAGGAAAAGGCTAAAGAATGTAAGTGTTGCGGGAAGCATGTGCCGCTTCCAACTGTATTAAAAGAATACGATGGAATAATGATTTGTCCCACTACATTTGCAAATGTGATAGAATATAAGAGATTGTGGAAGTCCCTTGGGGCCAGACCATCTGGAAGTATAAGAAAGCATTTCTCCGATTACGTGCAGCAATTGGTAGAAAGAACTATTGACAAGAATGAAGATGGAACTGTACAATAAATCAATTGGCAACAGTAGCCAAGTTGGTTAAGGCCCCGAACTCATAATTCGGTTATCGTAGGTTCAAGTCCTACCTGTTGCACGGAAAGAAAAAAATGGAAGAAGATAATGACGATATGAGAATGGCCTACTATCTTGAAATAGGGGCAATAGAATTAGCTGGTATGGACGAAAACGGAGAAATGATCTACGCAATAAATGAAAAAGCAAAAGATTTAGCTCCAGAATTATGGCAGGCTCATACCGAATATGTAGATAGAAATTTAGTAGAATTGTATGAAGCAGGATATTTAAAAGTAGACTACGATGAAAATCTTGAGGCTATGATTAGTTTAAGTAGAGAAGGTTATGAAATAGCAAAGGCTAAGGGCATACTACCAATGGATATGCCTGAACCGCCAAATAATTAGGAGGAAATATGCCATACGATGTAAAACAAAATGTAGCAGGTTGCAAGGGTTGGGCAGTAGTAAATGATAAAGGTGAATTAAAAGGATGCCACCCAAGTAAATCACGGGCGGCAGCACACCAAAGAGCCCTATACGCAGCAACTGCCAACGAAGAGAAATCTAAGAATAAAAAGCGTATTCTCTAAAAATAAAACATTTGATATAATATATGTGGGTCGCCATTAGGGGCCCACATAAATTAACTTATTCGCTTAATAGGAGGAATAAAATGGTAACAACATATACATGGGACCTATTTAAGGATCCCTTTTTTATTGGCTTCAACGGAATGGTTGATCGCCTAAATTCAGTTCATACAATGGCATCTCATCAGTCTTATCCGCCTTACAATATTGTAAAGGTAGAAGATGACGTATTTCGTGTAGACCTAGCTTTGGCTGGTTTCGACAAGAAAGATGTAGATGTTACTGTAGACAACGGAACCCTTGTAATTAAAGGAGAAGTTGCTACAGAAGAAAGCGGTGAAGCAGTTCATAGAGGAATTGCTGCTCGTAAATTTACTCGCACATTTGCGCTGGGTGAATATATGGAAGTCACTGCTGCTGAATTAAAAAATGGTTTATTGTCTGTAACAGTCGAAAAAATCGTACCAGAAGATAAAAAGCCAAAGACCATCAAAATTAAATAAGGTATAATCAGATTACGGGCCATTCGTGGCTACCGTAGGATAGTCGGGGGAGACAGCGACTATAAATAACTGGTATAGTCCTGAGCATGACTGTAAAAAACTGCTCATTAAATTTTAAGGAGAAGCATGCCTAATTACGATTACAAATGCATTATTTGTGAACATTGCAAAGAAGTTAACAAGCCAATCAACGAAGCAACAATGACAGAGCTTTGTGATAAGTGCGGGGCTGCAATGGTTAAACAGTTCGGTACATTTGGTATTCAGTTCAAGGGCTCTGGCTTTTATAAAACAGATAACGCTAAGTAGTCCAATGATAT